TATTTCTCACGAAACAGAAAAGCCATACACTGATGATAATGGAAAGGAATATAATAAGATCGTTCCTGCACTTCCTAATCGTCCATTCCAGTTAATCAATAAGATGGTAGATATTATCGGTTACATTCGAGAAATTCCTATTCAAAAGGGAGACACCATTGAAAGAGAAAGATTTGTCTTCTTCAGAGGAGATGAAAGATTCCTTTCTAAATCTCGTTTTAAATATATTACACCAAAAATTCATTTGGATTATAATGAATTTGTCAATGCGATTTATGACGCAGTTGATGAAGAAGTTAAGCACAGTGGCGGAGAAGCTACAAATGATGAGAATCCTTATCTTGTAAAGGATTTTGACTATATGATGGATGAGGCAAAGCAAGTTTGGGGAAAGGTGGTTCAAGCGGAAAAAACAGAACAGGCTCTTACAATTCTTAATGAAGAGTTTGGTAAGCCAACGAAATTTTCTGAAATTCTTCCAGACCAGATTGACCAATTTGATCGTGCATTAACAAGAATCAAAGAATTGGTTTAATATAAAGGGAGAGGAGGAAACTTCTCTCCCATTTGTTTTTAAGGAGGCGCTATGATACTTATAATTGACTCAAATGTACTGCTTGATTATCCTCAAGTAGTTGAAGATAAAAATAATCAACTAATTATTGCAACAAGCGTGCTTAAAGAACTTGATGGCTTAAAGAAGCACATTAATAACGACATTGCTTTTAATGCTCGTCGCGCCGCCGTATATATCTCTCGAAATTTAGAGAAGATTAATTTTACAGCAGACTGTGAGAAGTGGGGCATCCCCGTTGATGACCAACTTCTTAGAATTGCCAAAGAAAGCGGAGGCACACTTGTAACAAATGATGTTTATCTCAAAGTTCGTGCAACTATTGAGGGAATTGAAACTAAAGGATATAGCAATAAAGATGATTATACTGGCGTAGAATACTGGTATATTAAGACAGATGAAAATCTTTATAATGAAGATTTGGAAAAAGTATTTACAACAGGAGAGATTCCAGAAGGCTTAGAGCTATATGAAAATCAGTATTTAATTGTTAAGGATCTTAATAATCCTTATATTGATAAGCATGGAGAAGAAAATTATACTGTTATGGGCGAGTTTATTTGTAAGGATAATAAGCTTATACCAGTAAAAGAAAAAAAGATTTGTAATCAATGGATTAACTGTATTGTACCAAGAAATACAGAACAAACTTGTTTATTTGATGCCCTTGCCAATAAAGAAAATACGATTATTTATGCCGGCGGCGGCTTTGGACGAGGAAAGTCTTTTATTCTTAATAACTATGCAATTCAAGAATTAGAAAAAGGTCATATTAAGAAAATTGTTTATGTTCCAAATAATGCTTTTACTGAAAATACTATGGATTTAGGAGCATTGCCTGGAGAACTTCTGGCAAAAATTGAAGGACAAATAGGCCCACTTATTGATTTGGTTGGTATTGATCAAGTTCAAAATATGTTGGCAATAGATCAGCTCGAAATTGTTCCAATGGGCTTTATTAGAGGTAGAAGTTTTACTGATTCTATTGTAATCGTTAATGAAAGCCAAAATCTTACTGAAGATCATATTAAGTTACTTATTGCTCGTTGTGGAGATGGCACAAGAATCTTCTTTGATGGAGATATTAAGCAATCTGATAGTCAGCTTTTTAGAAATAAAAATGGACTTAAGCTATTGCTCAATCTTCGTAAATCTCCAATTTATTCAAAGATGTTTGCTACTGTTAAGTTAGTAACAACTGAAAGAAGTAAAACAGCTCAAGCCGCGCAATTCCTCGATGATATTATTTCAGGCATATAAATATTGCGGCTCTATTAAACCATGTTTAGTAGAGCCTTTTCTCTTGACTTTTAATATAATTTATGATATAATTATATTAGAAATAAAAATGAAAGGTGAGATAGGATGGGAGTAAAATTATCAAGTGAAGTAATTTCACAAATTCCAATTTTATATGAAGAATTGAAAAATAAAGCCGAGGTAGCTAGAAGACTTAACATCTCTGTGGCAAGTGTTAATAAATATCTAACTGTAATTAATGCCGCCCCAGTTGAAGAAAAGAAAAAGACACGAGTAAAAGTAACTCCAGAGCTTATTGAAAAGATTAACCAAGAATATGCACAATGTAAAAATATGAGTGAGGTTGCTCGCCGTCTTGGAATCTCTTCAACGACAGTAAAGAATCATTTATCTGAAGAAAATGTTGCTTTAAGTAAGCAGATGAATGACGACAGAGATGCATTATGGTATTATATTTATCGTCTGTTCGGACAGTCAAGCGAAGATAAGCCAGTAAGTGATTGGAATATCACTCAGATGATGAAGTTTAAAAATCAAGGTATGACTTACAGAGGTCAATTGCTGACTTTGAAATATTTTTATGAAGTGAAGAAGAATACAACAAAGAAATCCAATGGTTCAATTGGTATTATTCCTTTTATCTATGACGAGGCGAGAATGTATTATTCTAAAATTGAACAACAGCAAAAGGAAATTGGAGAAGCAATTCAGAGACAACTCGAAAAAGACCGTTTAGAAATTAAATATACTCCCTCTGATTATATTGGGAAAAAGAAAAAGAAAAAAGAAATTAATTTAGATACAATCTAAGGGGTGAGTTACCATAATTCAAGTAGATAGACATACTATTATTCAAGTTTTGGGTGGACTAATGAGTAAGCCTGAATTACTAAGTGAAACAGATAAATATTTTCTTGAACCTGGTGATTTCACTCAACAGCTTGATAAATTTATTTTTTCTGCAATCTATAACTTATATGTAAATGGTGCAGAAAAGATTCATGCGGCAGATGTTGATAATTATCTTCAACAAAATAGTTTAGCAAAACAGTTAATGGAGAAAGAAAATGGATTGAGTTTACTCCAAGACTGTGAAATTGAAAGTGAAGTTAGTAATTTTAATTATTATTATAATAAATTAAAGAAATTTAATTTAATTAGAGAGCTTCAACTTTCAAAAGACGACATTGACGAAATTTATTGCGAAGATATCTTAAATGAAAGATATACCGAAATAAATAATAGATTTGAAAGAATGCATGCTGTTGATGTCGTTAATATATTAAAATCGAAAATAGCGAACATAGAAAACAGATATGTTCTTAATAATATAGCAGAAGAAAGCCGCCCATCAGACTCTATTAGACAAAGAGTTAAAGAATGGAAGGAAAAGCCAGAAATTGGTTGTATGCTTCAGGGAGAAATTTTCAACACAATTACCCGTGGCGGCAGAAAAGGTAAGTTATATATTCGTTCAGCGGGTAGTGGCGTAGGTAAGACTCGTTCAATGGTGGGGGATGCCTGTCATATTGCTTATCCAATTAGATTTGATCCAAGAGTGGGAAAGTGGGTATCAACTGGAAGTTGTGAAAAAGTTTTATATGTTATGACAGAGCAAGATACAGAAGAAATTGATACAATGATTATGGCTTATCTTACAGGTTATAATGAAGATATTTTTACTTATGGAACTTTTGATGAAAACGATCCTCGTATTCAAACTGCAATGGATATTATGGAAAGATATGCAGATAATATGAATTATGCGAAAGTGTCGGATCCTTGTTCTTCAATTATTAAAAATCTTTTCAGAAGAAGAAATCTTCAAGACGGAATTGAAAATTTCTTTTATGACTATATCTTCTCTTCTCCTGCAATGCTTGATGAATATAGAGATTTAAAGATCAGAGAAGACGTAGCTCTTCGAATGTTTACAACAACATTGAAAAATCTTGCAGTTGAATTAAACGCCTTTATTCTAACGTCAACTCAATTGAGTAATGATGATGATCCCAAAGGTGGCTTTAAAGATTTTAGAAATGTACAAGGTTCAAAAGCCATTGTCAATCTGGCAGACTTTGCTTGCATTATGTCGAGACCGTCAGTTGAAGAAATTAATCAAGTCGCAGAGTTCAAAAAATCTTTTGGTTTTACTCCAAATTTAGTCACTGATGTGTATAAGAATAGAAGAGGGCGCTGGAATATGGTGCGTATTTGGTCTGTTCATGATTTAGGTACTTGTAGAAAGCATGATTTATTTATCACAACAGCAAATATGAAATCTGTTGATAATTTTATTATAGTAGATTTTACAGCATACGAAGACGGAACATTAAAGGAATTAGAAAAACTATATAATACAGGAGAAGTGACAGGTTCTTTATTGGATGAAGTTGAAGCCTATATTGAGCCAAATGCAGAGAATATTTTGGGCAGTTTAGTAAATGCTTTTGGTGACGACGGAGATAGATTAGAAAGATTAAAAGAAAGGAGCATTAGTGACTTATTATGAGTGAATTAACTTTAAAGGAGTTAATAAATAATTTAACTACAGAGAGAGTCATTGAATTGGTCACTGAATTGGGCAGTGATGAATATGTTGATAAAGGAAGTTATATTGTCTTTAAGACTATTTGTCACAATGTCGATCCTGCAGATGCTAGTATGAAATTATATTATTATAAAAAGAATAAGAAATTTCATTGTTATACTGAATGTGGAGATAATTTTAATATCTTTACTTTATTTGAAAGAAGATATAAGCTTTTAGGTATTGAATATAATTTCTATAAAGATATTGTTTTAAAGATTGCTAATGGAAGTAAAATTAAAAAGAAAGACACTGGATTTTATTCTATTTATGAATCTAAATATGATAGATATAAAATAGATAAACCAGAAATCAATCTTGAAGTTTTAAATCCAAGTCTATTAAATATCTACACTTTCACCGCCACACCAGAATGGTTAAATGATGGAATAAGCGAAGAAATTATGAGATTATATAATATTAGATATTGTATTGAACAAAATAAAATTATAATTCCTCATTATGATGTAGACAATAACCTCATTGGAATTCGTGGCCGCGCCCTCAATGAAGAAGATATTGCAATTGGTAAATATATGCCAGTACAGATTGAGGGAAAAATTTATTCTCATCCTCTTATGTATAATGTCTATGGACTAAATATTGTAAAAGATAATATTAAAAAATATAGAATGGCAATTATTGCAGAGTCGGAAAAATCACCAATGCAATATGCTACAATGTTTGGCAAAGATAAAAATATTTGTACTGCTTGTTGCGGCAGTACACTTCATAGTCATCAAGTTGAACTTCTTATCAAAGCGGGTGCAGAAAAAATTCTAATTGCCTTTGATAAAGAAGGAGAGACTTGGAAAGAAAGAGATAAATATTTTAATAAATTAAAAAGTATCTGTGAAAGATATAAAAATAAATGTAAAATGGGTTTTATTTATGATTCGCAAAATTTATTAGAACTAAAAGAAAGCCCCTTCGATAAAGGACCAGAAACATTTAAAAATCTTATGAAAAAAGGAGTTTGGATTTAATATGAAGTACATGCAGACAACATCTTATACAATTAAAGAAGATTTTTTGAAAAATCTTCTAATTGATAGAGGAATTATTCCTGAAAATGATAATGAATATCATCAAAAGTTTTTTAAGCCCACGAGAGAAAACATGTATGATCCTCTAAAGCTTGATCACATGGAAGAAGGATATAATTTATTTACTAAGCATTTGGCGGCAGGCAATAAGTTTTATTTTGTAGTCGATAGTGATGCTGATGGTATTACTTCTTCTGCTGTTATGATTAATTATATGGAAAACCATCTTAGAGAAAAGTATCCTAATTTTACAATTGACTATCACATTCCCGATGGAAAGGAACATGGTCTTGATACTCTTATGAATATTCTTACTCCGCAAAAGAATTATGATATTATTGTTCTTCCAGATAGCTCAAGTAATGATTATGAATATCATAAAATTCTTAAAGATATGGGATATGATATTCTAGTTCTTGATCACCATGAAGCAGAAAAGTATAGTAAAGATGCTGTTGTTATTAATAATCAGCTTTCTAAAAACTATCCTAATAAGAGCCTTAGTGGTGTTGGTGTAGTATATAAATTCCTACAGTACTGCGATAGTCAGTTCAACATCAATGGAGCAGATGATTACCTTGATTTAGTTGCTGCAGGAATGTGCGGAGATATGATGGATCTTAATACTCTT